TCGGCGGTCATTTCGGCAGGCTCGCAGCGCATCGCCGCCTCTCTGAGCGCGATACGGTAATGAAGCGGGGTGATCTCCGCATTGGAGTTGTCGCCTTTGAGGAGGGTTTGAGCCATCCGGCCCGCTTCACCGTAGGTCATCACTTCAGTCCGTCGGCGCAGGCGAAGTAGTCGGGCTTTTGCATCTCCAGGGTCATGGAGGTGTAGTAGCGCCCGAACTTGGCGGTCTTGTCGGTGGGGACCTCCTCAAAGTCGGTCATGTACTTGAACATAATCCGCGCTTCGTTGAGCTGCCCGATGAGCAGTTTGTCAGAGAGCTTGGGATCGGCGAAGAGCCGATGAATCTTGACCTTGACGGTGCCGAAGTCGGTCTCCAGCTCGTAGAGGGTGGGATCGAAGCGTTTGTCCTCTTTGACCCGGCGGAAATACTGATCCCCGGCAAAGCGGTTGATCGCCTTTTTCAGGGTGGGCCCGCAGGTCAGCTGGAAGCTCTCGTCCTCCAGGCCGCCCTTTTCCCAGACCGGCTGGAGGATTTCGCTGAGCTTGTCATAAGTCAGCTCGGTCGGATCCCCGTTGCTGTCGGCGTAGTGCTGCTTGTGGTCATCGGGGATGTAGTGGAAAATCCCCGCCATTTTCGCCGGCGTGGTGTCGCTGCCTTCGGTGTAGCCGTCAAAGACGGAGGCGTTGTGCAGACCCAGCAGTGCATACTCCAGATCCTTGGCGTGCTCCTTACCCTCTTTGGAGACGCGGTAGGGCCACTCCTGCTGGCCGTATTTGGCGTTTTTGAGCTCCTCTTTGGAGAGGCCGAAGTCGTTCTTGATGATCTGGACCACGTTATCCTTGATGTATTTGGAGTCGGTGGTGTTCTCCTCCAGCCCGGTGATCTCCAGGTTGGCGTTGGCTCTGGCGTCGCGGTAGCGGTCGAGGATCCAGGAGTGCTTTGGTGCGGCGACGCTGCCGCGCCCCATCCATTCGAGGAAGGGGGTTTTGTGGACCCCCTGTAGGATGATCGCATCGAGGATAGATGGTTTCTGATTGACTCGGTTCTGATGGGAAGTCAATGCCATGTTTTCTCCTTACGTATTGAACATGGCACCATTTTCACAGATAGATAGGCCCGCGACAAGAGGCTTTTGTCGCAGTGCCGGCGGGATTATTGCATTCCGAGGATGTAGCTGCCGAGGCTGAAATCGTCGGCCTTTCCGCTCTTGACGATCTCTTCCAGCCCCTCTTCTCCCCCTGCCCCGCCGGAGCCTCCGTCGTCGGTGAGCTGGTCGGGTTTCTCTTTGGGGTTCAGTTCTGCTCGGGCCGCGCGATAGACCATCTCCAGCCCCGCCGGATTGTTTTTGAGGGATTCGGCGAAGTTGGGGTCGGCGTTCTTCATCCGCTCGATCTCCTTCTCCACGGCCTCGGGGGGAACATCGGGGTATTTGGCCCGCATCTGGGCTTCGGCCTTCTCCAACTCCAGCTGCTGGAGCTTCTGCTCCATACTTTGCAAAGCCGCCTGGGTCTGATCCAGGCCCAGCAGCTGTTTGGCCTGTTCGATCTCATCCAGCTCCTGCCCCGGCTGCGGGACTTGGGCGGTTTGCTGCATCTGTGCCTGTTGCGCCTGGATCATCGCCACCTGTTCGGGGGTCGGCCCGTTCGCGGCGGGAGGCTGCGCCCCCTGCCCCTGCTGGAGGGCGGCCATCTGTTCCTGGGTAAGCTGAGGCTCCTGGCCCCCATGCCCGACGCTGCCGGCCATCGCCTCGATGACGGAGGGATCGATTGTCGTATCAGCCATTGCTGTCTCCTTTTTCGGTGATATACCAGTCTTCGCCCATCGCATCTTCGATGGAGGGGGCATAGGGGCGCATCTGCCCGCGAACGCGCATCGCCGGGAGCGTCTCTCCCTGCTTGATGGTCACGGCATGGGTGGGATTGACGCCCACAGTATCCCAGCTTTTACGGCGCAGCATCGCGCCTCCGCGTGCCGCATCCATCGCCTGGCAGAAGTTCATCGCTTCGGTGCCGGCGGTCGTCTCCCCGTCAGTGGGGCTTCCTTTACCTTCGGGCTTACCGGTTTCGGTAGCGGGATTGGGCTGCTCTTCGGTTCCGGTGCCGGCTGTCGTCTCCCCCGTCACCTCTTCAGGCTGTACGGGGTTGCCGCTTTTTTCGTCTTTGGGTTGTGCGGCTTTGGTTCTGGGTGCCATTGTCATTCTCCTTGTTCAAGTTCTTTTTGTTCCTCTTCGAAGCGCATATCCTCCTCCAGGGTTTGGATGAGCAAATCGAAGATCGAGATCGCAAAAGCGACACCTTTTTGCCGTTCGATCCTTCGGACCACCTCCACGGGATCGAGGCCGTCCATGATCGATTCCTTGTAGAGCTCATTGAACTTGCGGTTGAGCTCCTCCATGTAGGTCTGAAACGCCAGGTTCTGCCTGAGCCCCAGGAAGCTCTCCAGCAGTTGCGCTGCCGAGTTCGGCTCCTTCTGGTTCGTCGTCTGTTCGTCCACTTGTTTCTCCTTTCATAATTGGGATGACGGTTTTGAGCTTGAGGGCCTTGAGCTTCTCCATATAGAGAGCGTCCAGGACGTTCAGGTAGCGCTTGGCACCTTCCATATCCTGTAGGGAGGCCCTCAGCTGCGCCGCCTGGATCGCCGTGCCCTCCGCCGCCGAGATGTTGTTGAGCAGCAGTTCGTTACTCAGGGCCCCGACTCCGGCGTTGATCTGGACGTGGAGCATCGGCACCTTCGTCCTGTCGATACCGTAGAGATCCGGTGAGGTGTCGTATTTCCAGATCAGGCGCACCATCCGACGGATCGCCGGCTCAAAGAGGCTTTCGTTCAGCGCCCGGGTAATGTCGGCGATCACGGCGTTGCCCTCTTCCGTGAGGATCGACACACCCGTCGCCGTCTGATTGAGATTTTTCGGGTCGTTGAGCCCCTGGTTGTATTTGGTAACCCCGCTGACCTCCTGCATCTCCGAATCGAGCCGGTCGATGCCGAAGATGCTGGGGTCGATCCTGGGTACCGGGAGTTCCTTGACCATATCGAGATTGGAGACCGTGATCTTCTTGCGGTTTGAGGTCAGATCCCGTTCGTTCAGGCCCGACTCTTTCGACGCCAGAAAGCGCTGGTTGAACGTCGCGTCGATGGCGTCGATCTGCTGGTTGCGCGTGACGGTGTACTCCTCCTGGAGCGGGATCATCGGTTCGATGAAACTGCCGCCGTAGGCTTCGACGGTCCCCTGTTCGCCGATACGGACAAACTGGGGCTCCACATTGCCCACGATAAAAGGCAGGCCGTCTTTGAGCGGCACATCCACGCGCAGGAAGGTCTGATCAGGGAGGATGGTGGAGACGAGCCATCTGCCGCCCTCGAAGCGGTAGACCTCCAGCACCTCGATCCGTGAGGCGTCGCCGATATCGTCGGTCACGATCTTCGATGTTTCGGTCTGTCCGATGTAGTTTTTCCAATTGATCCCCTTTCGTTTGTATTGTTTTTTCAGGCGTCCCACGGTGGTGAAGATCCGATGGACCCCGTATTGAATGTCGAAAATCGACGTCGCGTTGGGGTCGATGTGAAAATCCTTGAGCTTGACCCGTGAGACCCTCAGCCCGTCGTCCCACCAGATTTTCACGATGGGGGTGCCGTAGACCAGGGCATCGATCACCACCGGCTTGAAGCGGGAGTAGAGGTTGATCTTCTTCGTCGTCCAGACGTCCAGCCGGCTCTGAACCTTCTCCACCTCCTCGATGAGTTCCGTCGTCGCCTGCTCCGGGGAGATCACGGCAAAACGGTCGTTCTCGAAATAGGTCTTCATCACCGAGATCGCCACGCGCCGTACCTTGGCCTTGATGAGCTTGGGGGCAATGTGGCTTTTGCGCCGCTCCCGCAGGTTCTTGATCTGTTTGTCCGGCAGGAGGTTCAGATAGCCCGCCTCCAGGGTCTCGAACTCCCCTCTGTGTTTGTCGAAGCCCTTCTTCGCTTCGTCGATGAGTTGAAGCACCTGGGTTTTTCGTCGCTCCTGACGCTCTTTTTTACTCGCCATACTCAATCCTTCGCATGATTCTTTCTACTTTCCTGGGGGTGAATCCCGTGGCACGCTTGACCATCCTGGAGGTCCAACCGGCCTCGATGAGGGTTTCGATCAACAGCCGTTCGGCCTTGCGTTTGCTCACGTGGTACTTCACCGGCACGTCGCCGCACTTCTCCAGCGCACGCCTGGGCCCCAGCAGCAGCACGGCACGCCTGGCGCTCTCGATGGTTCGTTTGCCGCTTAGCGTCGCCTTGATGGATCGCTTCGAGAGCAGCACCGGGCCGTCGCCGTATAAAACCGTGAAACGGTAGAGCCGCATCAGGTCTCCATCCACCAGGTGATAGAGGGCGTTGCGCCCCTCTTTGAACCGTTCTACCATGCCGCGCATCCGTACATCTCCTCCGCCTCTTCGATTCCGTCTCCCATCTCCTCTTCCGCCGCCAGCACGTCCAGCGCGGAGAAGCTCTCACAGCACATCGCCAACGCGTCGGCCTTGTCGGGGGATCGTCCCAGTTCATTTTTGATCTCCTTCTTGTCGATAAGCTGTAGTTTCCCGGTAGTGGAAATCTTGTATTTGTTGGCCATCAGCTCCCCGACCAGTTCGTCATCGTCTGGCAGCTTCCCGTCCTCCAGGATCTCCGAAAGGGCGTAGTACCACTCCGCCCGCTTGTTCTCGTAGGTTTTGTAATCCGTGGCGGTATTGGAAGCCTTGACGCCCCGGACACACTCCAGGCCCTTTTCATAGGCCACCGCCCCCAGTGAGGAGCCGACTCCGATGGCGTCGTAGTAGATCACCGCCGGCTTTCTTTGGGTCTTTTTGTATTCGTAGATCAGCCAGCCCGCAAGTTCGGGCAGGTTCAGGCCGCGCCGCGCCTCGATGAAGTAGAAGTGCTTGCCTTTGCGCTTGACCAATACGGAGCGGTCATCTCCATAATCGGCGATATCCAGGGCCCAGACCTCGGCCCCGCTGTCGTCGAAACTCTCGCGGGAGATGGCGTCCTCGATATCGGCCAGCTTGAAGACGGCGTTGGAGCTCTGGGAAGGAAACTCCCCCTTCACCCGCACCTTGTAGACGTCGCTATCCGCTCCGTATTGACGCTTCTTCTGTTCGATCCAGTCCCTCGATACGTTTTCGGACTCTTCGGCGTTGAACTGGAAGCACTCCCACATCCAGCGGTTTTTGTGATGGCTGTCGTAGAAGTAGCCCTCCGTCCGTGTCGGGTTGGCCGCCATGATGACCAGGGTCTCCTCTCCGGTCATCGCTCCTTCGGCGACTTCAAAGATGATCTGGGGGATACCGGAGGCTTCGTCGATGATGAAGGCCAGGTTGGTCGCGTGAAAGCCCTGAAGCGCTTCGGGCTGCTCTTTTCTCGCCGTCCGGGCCACGGCGAAGCCCTGGGGGAAGTCGATCTTCTCCGTCTTGATTTCGATGGAGTTTTTCAGCACGTCGGGGAGCTTCTCCCACCATTTGCGCACCTCCGGCAGCAGCAGGTCGTAGAGCTGATGAGAGGT